TGTCATGATGGAATAGGTGACCAACTCGAGCTCTTCCGTCAGTGAGGGTGGAGCCCCTTTGGGTCAATGTTAACGACCCACCGTATTTCAACGGAGAATTTGCGTGAACGAGACAAAACCATTCAAGTACATAATGGACTCCTACCAATGTAATCTTGGTAACGGGTTTACGGGGGGCGCTTACATACGCTCCCCTTGGACTCTTACTGGGACTAACAAACGGTCGGGTACATCGTGTCCGAACTGGCGATGGCTCACACGCATTGGTTCTAATGCTACAACCACTTTTAGTGGGGAAAAGCATACCATCCATAACACGCCTACTGATGCCTATGTTTTAGGTATCAATAGCCTTAACAGGCAACCAGCGGCGGATGGGGCAATCGGGGGCTATTTAGGCCAATTGGCCAGCCCCGTGAGTTGGGACCTTTCGTTGTTTACTGCCGCTAACAATAAAGCCAAAACCGCCTTCTATAAGAAGGTCAGGGAAGCCCAGATGCAGGTTTCTGGTCTGACTTTCCTGGGTGAGCTGCGAGAAGCGGTTCACATGGTTCGCCACCCTGCTGAAGCTCTCTACCGAGGTGTATCGGATTATCTAGGCGTGCTTAGTAAAAGAAAAGCACGCAATCCAGGTACATCTCAACGGAAAAGAGTTTTGCAGGATACTTGGCTGGAATACTCGTTTGGATGGTCCCCGCTCTTCAACGACATTCAAGGAGGCTTAAAGGCCTACGCGAGGTTGTTGGCGTCGAAGGACGAGTCCGTTAATATTCGAGCTTCCGGCGTTGAAGAACGCGATCTAGGTATGACGGTTTCGGAGACTGCGACCAATTTTATCTATTGGTTTTATTCGATAAAAAACAGTCAAAAGTGTACCGTTCGTTATATCGCATCTGTGAGGGCCAATAAATCCGGTCCTCAATCACAGATTGACCGCGCCATGGATCTTTTTGGTTTCAGGTGGGACGAGTTTATCCCGACTGCCTGGGAGCTTTTACCATGGTCATTCTTCATCGATTACTTCACCAATATTGGTGACGTAATATCTGCAAATGCTGCCTCCTCTGCCGAGGTTAATTGGGGATGCTTAACGGCTCGTTATTCCGGGACTAGCGAAACTTCGCAGCTCGGAAGTATCAACAAGACGAAAACGAAGCAGAACTACCCCTTTGGCAGTGGCAACTTTACGGATTGTGGCGGTACTCTTGGCAAGTGCATATGGACTCGCACAAAAGTGGATAGGTCGCCTGTTGACAGTGTAGGAATTCCAGCACTGACGTTCAGGTTTCCTGGTGCATCCCGTCAATTTATTAATTTATGGGCTCTGTTTTCCGCTAATAAGCGAGTTACTCCTTTCTACTAATCTGTAGTATTTTGGCCTGTTGGCCACAAGGTACCAAATGTCAGTAACCCTTACTTCTCCAGTTACTGGAGCAGCTCAGACTGGTTTTACCAGTCCCACGTATACCCACGTCACCGACGTGGCCCCGGACAGCAACGGCAAGCAAGTAGCCGTTACTGCCCTGGGAGGCACTCAAGCGGGCGTAACTGCCCACTCTGTAGCGTCTCCTTTCACCACCACGTTCACGCGACCCAAGGTTTTCAAAGCCCTTGGGAAGCCGAACCCGGTGACGGGCCTCGTTGCTAGCGTACCGCGCAACACGTACACGCTCAACACCCGTAAAGGAGTTCTACCCCTTGCGGGCCAGCCTTATGCAACTATGATGATCAG